GGAGCAGATGCTTTTGAATGGAATGAAGATGCTTACTATGGTAAAGTAAAAGGTTTATGGACTCATACTAATACACGTAAAGATAAAGTAGACATGTTTCCTCAACAAGAGTTAATGGACATGCTTATTAGTTTATAATAAATGTTAGTTTATCTACTTAAAACTCAAGATTTAGACGAGTACAAAATCGGTTTTACAAAAGGTGACATCAAAAAAAGGTTAAAAAGCCTTCAAACGGGTTGTCCTAGTAAAATTGTTGTAGTCGATAGTTTTGAGTCTAAGTTTTCTACTAAAATTGAAAGCACTCTCCACTTTATGTGGGATCGCTTTAGGGTAAATGGTGAATGGTTTCTTTTTGAAGATAATGAACAATTAAAATTTAAAGAACTGTGCGAACAACTTCATAATAATTTCCAAGCCCTGGAGAACCATTACAACGAAACTTATGTCTTATGAAAACTAACTCTATATTTTTAGCTATAGCTGCAACAACAACCACTATGTCATTCATTTGCTCTTACTTTCTTGAGTTGTACATGGGTAACCTTGAACAATATTTAGGCCTTGTAGCTGTCATCTTTATTGATGGTTTTTTTGGTATCATAGCAGGTACTAAAAGAGAAGGTTTTCAAACTCGTCGCGCAGTTTCAGTTTTACAACGTGCTGTAACTTGGATAGTTTTTCTTACAGTAATTTTAATGGTAGAAAAAGGCTTTGCATATACAGCTTGGCTTAGTGAAACTATTATCGTACCATTTATCGTATTACAATTAATTAGTGCCCTTAAAAATGCCTCTATGGCTGGTTTTATTAAAGCAGATTTATTAAATGAAATCTTAGACCGCATAGATAAGCATAAGGGCCTTAGAAAATAAACCTATGTGGAAAAAAATTCAAGATAGAATTTTTCCTTTTATAATCGCACTCTCCGCCCTGTCGGTGTCTGCTTCGGCTGCTTTCTATTCAGTTAGCGGCCTTAGCAAACTCTTTGCTGGAGCATCGCTCCAAGTAATTATTATGGCTGGTTCTCTTGAAGTAGCCAAATTAGTAATCGCCTCACTCCTTTATCAGTATTGGGATCAAATCAATAAAGCACTTAGAGCATACTTAACTGTAGCTGCGTTTGTGCTTATCCTAATTACATCAATGGGTATCTATGGTTTCCTATCAGCTGCTTATCAAGATACAGCTAATAAGGCAGGTAATATAGATGCTCAAATTGCTTTAGTAGAAGTAAAACGAGATAATGTTAAAGAACAGCTTGACGTTTATACTACTGAAAAAGAAACTATTAACAAATCAGTTACAGATTTAAGAGCAGGATTAGCTAATAACGTAATCCAATATAAAGATGCTGATGGTAATATTATTACAACTACCTCATCAGCTACTCGTAAATCTTTAGAAGCACAATTAGATCAAGCTATTACCCGTCAAACTACTATTAATACTAAAGTAGATGAATTAAACACTCAGCTATTTGAATATGAAACTGAAATAGTAGAGATTAAAACTGGAAATGATTTAGCAGGTGAATTAGGCCCCCTTAAGTACCTTTCAGGACTTACAGGTATGCCAATGGATAAAATCATTAACATACTTTTATTAGTAATTATCTTTGTATTTGACCCATTAGCTATCTCACTTGTAGTAGCAGCAAACTTTGCTTTTGCCCAATTACGTCCTAAAACCAAAGAAAATATCTATGGAGAAGAAGTAATAGTAAAAACCCCTGAAACTTTAAAAACCCCAGTCTATTTTGATAAAGATACAGGACGAGCTTATATTATAGAAGATGATGCCCTAGACCCAGACTCTCAGGCTAAACCTGAGGATTTAGATATAGAAAATAATGAAGGCACAGATTATTATACTGAAGATGAACTAAAAGATTGGGATAAAACCTTAATGGATGGTTTGGAAGATGAAGATTGGAAAATAATAGACGATTATGATCTAGATGGTGATGGTAAATTAAATCCTATAGAACAAAAACTTAAAGAAATTGATTTACAAACTAAAGTAATTGAAGACATAAACTCAGGACCTGGAAGTTATTTAATTAAACAGAAAAAGTTATCAATTGAATTAGAAAAATTAAAACAATTAAGAAGTGAGTTAGATGAACTTCGAGAAGAAGATAAAAAATACTGGTAAATATTTGGAGGCCCGAGAGGGCCTTCATATATTCCCCTTATGATATTCCAATTCGGTAAATATAAAGGTTATAAACTCGCAGATGTTGAGCGAATGGACCCAAACTACATCCGCTGGGCTAAACAAAACGCCCCCAACCTTATCCCCAAGGTTCACCACAGAGCACAAGAAGCAAAAGAACTTCGTGAGTTAGACGAAATTAGTGATTATCATTCACTCCGTGATTTACGTCACATATTACTTAGAAACCCAGGAAAAATAGAAGATGCCTTTTAATTGCTTTTTAGATTCATTTATTACACAACCTGAGGAGGTTATTGCACAAGAGATTTCAAAGCTCCAACCACTTAACTACAATAAGTTTATGTGGTGGAGAACCCATGCCCAAAAAGGTGCTCCATTAGGCAAACGTGCACCTCTAAAAGACCGCATTGTAAACGGCGACTTTGATTTTTCATGCTACTATTGGCAAGCACAAAACGCTGCGATACAAGCGCGTAAAAAACTGGATTTAGTCACAGACGATTACCAATCTCAATACGAAAAAACAAGTGTTGACGTATCTCGTTATCGTCGTTTATTAGTTGATCACGAAAAAGAAGAATCTAATCGTCTTGAAGCAATTTATGATGCATTTACAACTGCATTCAAAATTACCAAAGATGAATTGATTGATGAATTATGTAATTGGACCGGAACTTTATTAGACTATTATGAATATTGCAATGAATTTAAATACCCAACCCCAGCTGAAAATCGCAAACGCGGACGTGGTCGACCCCGCAAATCGTAAACGTGGCTTCCTAGAATGGATGTCATATATTCAAAACGTTAATCAAGGAAATCATGCCGCGATGGATAGAGCCCTTAATCGTTTAACAATTTATGATAGTGAAAAATAATATGTTTGATTCAAAATTCGACAATAAAGTAGAATTACTTGGATATTACGGTAGCGATTTAATCCATGCACAATCAGCTTGGACTTCCACCTCACGTGATTTAACTGAGGAAAAAATTGGTCGAGTAGATAAACTACTCACAATGTTAGCGAGTGAGGGACACCACACTCCATTTGAAAAATCCGGTCTACACTTTTTAGTAACAGTAGACCAAGCAACTCATATCCATTTGCTCAAGCACCGAATTGGTGTTAGTATAAACGGTGAAAGTGCGCGTTATAAAGAACTTAAGGAAGATAAAATGTATTTTCCATATGATTGGAGTAATACGTGGTTAAGTAAACTCGAAAAATATGCTGAGGAGGGAAATAAATTGTATCACGAGGCACTCGAATATTTTACTCCTATCCTAGGACGTAAACGTGCTAAAGAATCTGCTCGTTATTTTAAAACATTTAACAGCCAGATTACAATGGATATTATGTTTAACTGGAGGTCGTTTTATCATTTTCTTCAATTACGTAATAGTGAACACGCTCAAAAAGAAGTAATGTTCCTAGCTCAACAAATGCTAGATCAAGTAAAAAATATTGAAGGAAATCCTTTTGAAAAAACTATTAAAGCATTTGGACTCTAAAAAATAAGGTTGTATATTTAATGTTATGATAAAAGTTAGTCACGAAACACCGTTATGTTTACTTGAGGACAGTCGTAAATTCAACGATTACGATTATTGTTTACCTCACCTCCTTGACCAAGAACCCGCCTATCAAGATTATTTCTTGACATCTAAAGCTCAAGGTCGTTATATTATCATGGATAACTCACTTCATGAGTTAGGCCATGCTTACGATAGTGCTCGTTTAATGTATTGGATTGAACAACTTCGTCCAAATGAATTTATCGTTCCTGATGTTTGGGAAAAACGAGACGCTTCAGTAGTAAATGCCCGTAAATGGGCTCAAATCGAACTACCTAAAGGCGTTACTAAAGTAGCTGTAGTTCAAGCTCAAACTATTCATGAAGCATCTACTTGTTACCAAACATATAAAGATTTAGGATATGAAAAAATTGCTTTCTCTTACGGGGCAAGTTATTATAACGATGTTGTTCCTCATCCTAATAAAGACCTTGGTAAAGCTCTTGGTCGACTTTCTGTCATCGCTGCGCTCCACAAAATGAAAGTTATTAACACTAACGATCGTGTTCACCTTTTAGGTTGTGCTGTACCCCAAGAATTTGGCTGGTATCGTGGCTACACCTTTATCGAATCAATCGACACATCCAACCCAGTAATGGCTGCTTTAGAAGAAATGTGGTATACAGAAGCGGGTTTAGATCGTAAACCAAAAGCAAATATGAATGATTATTTCTATATGCTTGGAGATCAAATCAATTGGGATTATCTTACCCACAATTTATATATGTTTAGAGATTTAAATGGATTTTAATATGGAAGACGAATACGTAAGTTTATTTGATTATCTAGGTTCTGCAGCTGGAATGCAGCTTGGATATGACGTAGCCGCAGCTGCAGGTAAAGCAGGCGAACCTACCAAAACCAAAATGGTAACCAATTCTAAGTACAAAGGACAAGTTAATATGTTCCGTCGTACATTTTTAGATGAATATTTTAATAAAGAAAACAATGGCAACTCTTAGAAAATACGTTCAAACAACCGACCTCAACGTTTATGAGGTTGAACTTACAGATGAGCAACTCGAAATCTACAACACTGACCTTGATCGTTTTTACGATGAAGTATTAGATGATTTAGAATTTGAATGGTCCTACGATAAAGTAGGTGATGAAGATTGGGAACTTGAATTACGAGACTAATGGCAAACGTTTGCAGAACAGATGTAAAAATTGTTGCTTCAAAAGAAGCAATTGACTTTTTGTATGAAAAGTTTGAAAATATGAATGATGGAAAGTATCCAAATGAAAAGGATACACCCCACATTGTAGACGTATTTGGTGCTGATGCCGAGAATTTTATTGATAAAGTAGGTTCAAAGTGGATTACAATTTACGATTATAGCACTTATAAGGATGAATTTGAGGTTAGTTTTGAATCAGCTTGGTACCCACCATCAGATCTATTAAAAGAAATGCACCGACAGTTGATGGCTATTGATCCTGATGCTACATTTACAGCACGTTATTGGGACGAAGCATACGACCCAATTGGAGTTCTTAAAATTACAGATGCAGGCCAATATTTGACTTTAGAGACTGAACCTGAACCTGAAGATGAATACGAAGGTGAATGGTATTGGGACGATGTTATCGAAGTTGAGTTTCAACGTTTAGAAAGTAAACTAAATATAGCGTAAGCCTATACGCTTAAAATACCTGGCAAATATAAATGCAGTTAGAAATGGATTTTAACAAAGGAAAACACGTAGTAGTATCACTTTCAGGTGGTATGGATAGTAGCACGTTATTGCTTAAAGCAATTAAAGACTACAATGGTAATGTAACAGCTCTTAGTTTTGACTATGGTCAAAAGCACCGAGTTGAACTTGAGCGAGCTCGATCACTTATTAATTACTTAAATGCGAGTGGCTATGATATTAGATATCGCCAAATTAAACTTGATGGTTTAGTTGATTTGCTTAATTCTGCACTTGTAGAAGGTGGGGATGAGGTACCTGAAGGACACTATGAGCAAGACAATATGAAAGCAACAGTTGTTCCTAACCGAAACAAGATTTTTGCTTCAATTACCCAAGCAGTTGCACTTTCAGTAGCAACATCAACTAAAGAGCAAACCGATATTGCTCTCGGTATTCACGCAGGCGACCATGCAATTTACCCAGATTGCCGTCAAGAATGGAGAGATGCAGATGATCACGCATTTCGCATGGGTAATTGGAATAGTGAATTAGTAGGTTACTATACACCTTACCTTGAAACAGATAAATTCGGCATTCTACAAGACGGACAAGAATTGTGTGATTATTTAGATCTTGAATTTGATGAAGTCTACAAACGCACTAACACGTCTTACAAACCAATCAAACACTACTATCGCCCTGAAACCAATGCTTGGAACTGGTATAGTGATTATAAATCAGCTTCATCAGTTGAGCGTATTGAAGCATTTATTAAGCTTGGTCGTCCTGACCCTGTAGCATACGCTGATGAAACAGGCCCTGTTAGCTGGGAAGTAGCTAAAACCCATGTTGAACGCGTCCTTGCAGAACATATTAATATCCCTGGATACTAATGCCAGTTAAAGACGTATACGGAAAAGAGGTTAGTGAGCAAAATCATATGGTTTTTGCTTACAATCCTCTTTCTATGTTAATAAATGAAATAAAAAATAAAAAAATGAGTGACGGAATTACTGAAGCACGTAGAGGTACTTATTGGCTAAATGACAAATACAATCACGATGATAGTATCATCAATCCTGAATTGTATGGTAAAATTAAAAATACAAAAGACGTAAAGTTAGATACCAAATTCAAAGACTTTAAGCATATGCCAAATCAAAGACTTCATAAAGTAGTAAGTCTAATCAAATCAACAATTCGCATTGGAGGATATTTATTGATACCATTCAGCATTCCTGCTGCAGTTGGTGTTTTAGTTTTAAGTGAAATTATAGGAATTATAGAAGAATTAGTATGAGATATTTGTATTTTAGCGCTCCTTGGTGTGGTCCATGCAAAGCATTTGGGCCAATTATGGAGCAAGTATCGCGTGAAGTAAAAGTAGAAAAAATTAACGTAGATGAACAAGGTGATTTGGCTATGCAATATGGTGTTCGTAGCGTCCCAACTGTGATTTTAGTTGACCATACAGGAAAGGAATATACTCGCCACGTTGGAATCCAACAAAAATCATTTTTAATGGAAAATTATAATAACTTTGCTAATGTTTAAGTCAAGAAAGAAATTTGATGGTTTTAGTACCTGCTTCCGTCAATGGAGAGCGAATACTACTCACTGTCAATACCTTCATGGTTATGATGTAGAATTTGAAGTTACATTCGAGGGTGAATTAGATTACCGCAACTGGGTTTGGGACTTTGGAGGTATGAAACGTGCCAAAAATAATATTGATGGTATGATGCCTAAAGCTTGGATGGAATATATGTTTGATCATACTGTAGTTGTAGCAGAAGATGATCCAGAACTAGATAACTTCCGTGATATGCATGATAGAGGTGTCATTCAGTTACGAGTAGTAGAAGCAGTAGGCGCTGAAAAATTTGCTGAATATCTTTACCACAAACTAAATGATTTTGTCCAACTTGAAACTGAAGGACGAGTAAGAATAGCTAAAGTTAAATTCATGGAAAACCACAAAAACTCAGCAATTTATGCCGCTTAAGAGAATTGAAGATTACACTAAAGTTTTACCAATTGTAGAATTGTATCGTTGCGTTCAAAGTGAGGGATCTCGTTTTGGACGTCCTACAATTGCTGTACGTACAACTGGTTGTACTCACCGTTGCTACTTTGGTGAAGGTGGCTGGTGTGATTCTTGGTACACAAGTATTCACCCTGAAAAAGGTCAATTTACATTTAACGACATTATCAAAATCTATGATGAAAATCCTCACGTAAAAGAGATGATGTTGACAGGTGGTAGTCCTACTATGCACCCAGCACTTGTAAACGAACTAACACACTTTGCTCATGAAAGAGGAATTCTTATTACTATTGAAACTGAAGGATCTGCCTTCTTGGAAACAGATTACCCTATTGGTCTTATTAGTCTCAGCCCAAAGTTCAGCAATAGCGTTCCTGTATTGGGAGTATCTACGCCTCTTGGTCATGTAGTAGACCAACGATTTATTGATACACACAATCGTTTACGCCAAAACAAAGAAGCAATTCGTCAAACACTCAACTACCATACTGATTATCACTTTAAACCAGTATGGGATGGAACACAAGAAAACTTAGAAGAAATCGAAGCATTTAGAGTTGAAATGGATATTCCAAAAGAAAAAACATTTGTTATGCCTGCAGGTGATACTAGAGAAACTTTAATTGAGATGTATCCTAAGGTATTTGAAATGGTAGCTGAACACGGTTATAACATGACAGGTAGAGACCATATTATTGCATACGACACTAAAAGACAAGTATAATGCCAAACGGATTCTTACACGCACTACACCAACTTTGGGCTCTAGGAGTAATCGAAGTAAATGGTATCATTTCAGCTTTATCTGCTTATGGATATGAGTTAAGCTACATTGATAAACAAGGAATTAAAGTAGAAAACGAAAACGAAAAATTTGAATTCCGTTATGGAAGAAATTGAATTTGAAAATGACATTCCTAAACTATCAAAACGTGGCAAACTTCGAAAAAAAGAGGTTTGCCACGATTGCTTAAATAGTTTTGACCCTAAATTCCTTTTCGATGTGACTCGAAATAATTTTGGGATTCCACACACTGTAAATGTATGTAAAAATTGTAAAACTAAATATAAATGAAAAAATGCTTAACTTTATTATTGGTTTATTTATCGGTTACCTTATCTGCGCAAATAAAAGACAGCGTTGAATGGAATACCCCTTACTTTAGAATCTGGTATTCAGAATTACTTGAAAACCCACTTTCAGTCCGTTACAATGTAGCTTGTTCAAATGGAACTGCTTCTCGTGCTGGTATGGATTTTTATACTTTAGAAGGTATTCATACCTCAGATAATGCTGATTATGTAGATAATGAATGGGATAAAGGACATATGGCTCCTGCTGCTTCATTTAACTGCAACCCAGATATGCTATATGAAACTTTTGTTTACATCAATTCATCCTTACAACATCAATCTTTAAATAGAGGTGTTTGGAAAAAATTAGAAAATAGAGAACGTTTACTAGCTGATTTTCATCAAGTTCAAGTATTCATTCGAGTAGAATTTGATAAAGTTCCTGCTCGTGTTCCTACAAACGCAGCTATCCCAAAAGGATACTACAAAGAACTTAAATACGGAACTACAAGAGAGTGTTATTACTTTCCTAACATAAAACCCGTTACTAAAGAATTAGACGACTATAAGTGTAATTGCCGAAATGCTATCAAATAATGACTGAACTAATTAACGCCCACGACATCGAAATTAAAACAAAAATTCTTGCTAAACACATAGCAGACGAACACCGAGGAGACAAAACACCAATTGTAATGGTTTGTTTACTAAAAGGAGCATTTATGTTCTATAGTGATTTAGTTCGTAATATGGACATTGATGTTGAGATTGATTTTATGAGAGTAAAATCTTACGTAGCTAAAAACAAACAAGGTGACATTCAAATCTTAAAAGACCTTGAAACACCAATTAAAGGTAAACACGTTTATATTGTAGATGATATCTTAGATTCAGGTAACACAATGGCAGCTCTAATTGAGTATTTAGGTATCAAGTGGCCTAAAACACTAAACATTGTAACCTGCCTCAAAAGAAAAGAAACTCCATTTAACATCAAAAACTATCCTTTAGTTCAAGGAGTCCAATTACACGGATTCGAAATTGACGATGAATGGGTAGTAGGTTACGGAATGGACAATGATAAAGGTCATTGTAGAAACTATAAAAGTATCTTTGCTCTGTAAAGATTAGTTATTATATTTACGTAAAATAAGTTATATGGAAGGAACAGAAAACAAGCGTCGTAAGAAGTACGACAACATCGAGTGTGTAAAAGTAGGATTTGCTAATGGAATTGCTCCTGGTTTCCCTTTTACAGATCGAGAAAAAGAAAAAATGGTAGAAGAGGCAGCTGAAGCGTTCGGTCAATTCCTCGATGCCCTAAAATGTGATTGGAGAAATGACCCAAATTCAATGGAAACGCCCCGTCGTGTGGCTAAGGCTTATGTTTACGACCTTTGGAAAGGCCGTTATGACAATTTTACAGAAATTACTTCGTTCCCTAGCGATGGTTACGATGGCCTTATTATTGAGCGCAACATTTCTCTTACTAGTATGTGTTCTCACCATCACCAGTCCATTCGTGGGGTCGTCCACATTGGATACGTTGCTGGAGAAAATGGACGCGTTATAGGATTGTCTAAACTCAATCGTATTGTAGAACACTTTGGTCGTAGAGGTGCTATTCAAGAGCAATTGACAGCAGCTATTCACCAAGCAGTAGATAAAGTTTGTGAAGATAACAAAGGTGTAATTGTTTCAATTGTAGCAACTCATAATTGTGTTTCTTGCCGAGGTGTAAAACACCAAGGTGCTGCTATGGTAACTACTAAAGCATCAGGTGTGTTTATGGATAATGATAACCAAGCACGTAAAGAGTTTTTTGATTCACTTAAAATTAATAATGGTCATGTCTCAATTTAAAGATATTATTACAATAGAGTTGCTTAATAGTTTAGGCACTCTACACTCACTTCGTGACAGAGACGATATGTCTCGTTACCCAGATGTAGAATGGGCTGAATACACCGCAGAAAAAATTGTAAAAGCTTTTGAAGGCAAATATGTACCATTCGTCAGTGAGGTAGAAGAATTTAACGATTTAATGAACAAACCAAATAACTATGAGCCAACAATACCAGCCGAAAGTGAATGGGATTTTGTATACAAATTCGTTTTGGAAGAACTTGAAGAGTATAAACAGGCTTGCGAAGAAGGAAACATCGTTGAAGTTCTGGACGCATTGTGTGACATTGCTTACGTATCCATTGGGAACGGTGCTATGCTTCATGGCCTTAAGGATAAAATTTGGCCCGCTTACATGGAAGTACAGGCGTCGAATCTTTCAAAGGCTTGCGCTACACAAGAAGAGGCACAGAATACTGTTGAAATACGCTCCAAGGAACAAGGCGAACCTTGTCACTATGAACAGGTTGGTAACAAGTATGTTGTATATCGTAGCAGGGATCGAAAAGTAATGAAAAA